GGCCGAAGGGTTATCCGAAAACCGGCGGGCGCGTGGCGGGCCAGAACAACATTGGCCGGGTGCGGACCTTTGTAACGGATGTGTTCGAGAAGCTCGGCGGGGTTGATAACTTCTACAAATGGGCGCAGGAGAACCAGACGGAGTTCTATGCGCGCATCCTCCCGCGGATGATTCCACAAGAGGTGACCGGGTCTGAGGGGCAGCCGCTGGTGCCGCAGAGTGTGGTGTACAACCTGCTGGTGCAGCGCGGTAATACGCGAGAAGGCTGGCACGGGGATGATGGCGTCATTGAGGCGACACCGACAGAGAGGCCAGCGCTGCCAGCGCCTAAGCGCGTGGGTCGGCCGGCGAAGCGATGATACCGACCCAGGTTGATGTAGGCCCTGTGACCGATCGGCAGGCTGAAGTCATCCAGGCCGATGATGCAGACCTGCTAGTTGAAGGTGCCCCGCGGAGTGCGAAGAGCTGGGCCATTGCGGTCAAGATTCACCTACTGGCCCAGCGTCACGAGGGTATCCAGATTTTCTATTCCCGCTACAAGGACGAGAGTCTGGGGCAGCTACGCGATGTCTGGACAAAGGTCATGGCGCTGTTCCCAGAGTTCAGCCGGCCGACGTGGAACAGCTCAGACAGTGCATGGGACTATCCCAATCCGGCTGATGCACCGCCAGGGATGCATTGGGGCTCGAAGGTCTGGCTCAGCTCCATCAAGTCGAGTGAGACCGACCTGCTGCACTCGAAATACAAAGGGAAGACGCTGGCGGTCATCGTCGTAGAAGAGGCGAGCGAGCTCCCCTATGCCAACTATGTCGGACTGCAAGAGCGGCTGTCGCAGTCGAAGCACCCCAGCGGGCGACCCTATGATTACCCCTTGCAGTTCATTCTCGTGACCAATGCGCTGCCGAAGACGCATTGGATCGCCAAGCTCTATCCGCAGAAGGGCAAGGACCCAGTCACCGGCCGTCGCACGATTCGGTTCGCCCTGCGCGACAATGCGATCAACCTGGGAGAGAAGGTGCTGGCTGAATATGAGCGGCGCTATCCGGAGGGGCACTCACTCAGGCGCACAGTGGTGGAGGGCGAGCGCGGCCTGGTGATGATGGGCGAGGCTGTCTATGGGAAGGTCTTTCGGCCATCGGCTCACGTGAGCCACCAATTGCGGGCACATTCTGCCTATCCGATTCTCGAGGGCTGGGACTTTGGGCATGAGAAGCCGGCGTGTGTCTGGCTGCAATATCTTCAGCATCTTGGAGCATTGCGGCTCCTGGGCTGGGTCAAGGGGCACGACCTGTTTCTTGAGGCGTTTGTGCCTGCTGTGCTGCGCATCCGGACGCGCACGTTCCCAGGTGTGCCTGATACAGAGTTCTGGACCTGGGCTGACCCGAGCGGCGCGACTGGTAATCAGGGCATGCAGCATACGGCCGTGCGGCATCTGCGCGATGCGGGGGTCACAGCGCGTATTGACCCCACGTCGAATCAGGCAGCCGTGCGGTATGCCGCGATTCAGGTCGTGGCTGGGTTTCTCGAACGGTTGGCGAAGGATGGGAGCCCGGCGTTTCAGATGGTGCCAACGGGCATCGAGCTGCAGCGGGTGAAGGGTGAGCTCGTCGACGAGACGACCGACCTAATGAAAGAGGCGTTCGAGGCTGGCTATATCTGGGACGAGCACGCGGCGCTCGATTCGCTGCCCAACGTGAAGCGCCCAAAGAAGCCCACCGACTATGATGACCTCATGAATTGCTTAGAATATGTGGTCATTGGCGAGCGGCTGAGTGTGCCATCCCATCAGGAGATGTGGCGGGCTGACAAAAAGGTTGCAGCCATCACAGAACGTGCATTACAGTCTGTGCTAGCTGAGCGCGTAGAGGGTCCCACCGGAGAAACGCTCGCTGAAGCCGAGGCACGAATTGTGCGCGCGAATCGCCTCCACAAGGACCACGACCCACGCGATCGGCGCCGGCAGGAGAGTCGCGTATCAGGCAGTCGTGGAGGGTACTGAGAATGACGCTCAATCCGAAGGCGGCGCCTGACCATCGCCTGGAAGGCGTGGAATCGCTTGTCAGGCGGTTGAATCTGGATGACGCGCCGATTCTGGCTGGCCCGTGGTATTCCGAGCTGGGCTTTGAGGTCATGTATTGGACGCCGTTTCTGGCTATGTTGGCGTCCAAGGTGACAGGGTTCACTGAGCGCACGACGGTGCTCACGCGTGGTGGGGCGGGCTGTCTCTATGATGGCATTGTGACCCGAAGCGCAGACCTCTATCAGATTCGCAGTGTGACCGAGGTGCGGCGTGCAGTGTTGAAGCAGCAGCGGCGCACCAAGATACTCAAACAGGTTGAAGAGACACGCTGGGATCATGAGGTGCTGACCGAGGCGGCGATTCGGCTGAACCTCGGGAGGCGTTACCATACGCTGCATCCGTCGTGGATGTATTGGGCCTGCGATCCGTTTTGGTCAGAAGTCGCGGGCCTGCACTACCTGATGCAGTGCTGTAAGTTTCAGGTGATTCCCACGCCGGCGCTGCCAGAGGGCCGTTACAGTCTGCCGACGCGGTTCGTAGCCGCGAAGTGGTATGCGCGGCATACGTTCCCCTATCCAGACCCGGATGTCTCGACATTTGTGCGCACGACGACAGCGACGGTCGCGGCACAAGCGCCGGTCGTGATGCTCGACACGCCGGATGCGTTTGACGACCATTACGATATCTTCGTGGTTGGGCAGAATGTGACGCACTTCGGGGCAGACAGCAAGGCGCATGAGAACGTGCTGCGGCAGGCGCAGGCGATTGGTGCCGCGACAGGGTTAGTGGGGACCTACGGCGGCGTGGCGCAGCTGGCGCTCAGGATGGGCAAGCCGGCGGTGAGTTTCTACCACACGTGGGGCGGGACGGCGCATGCGCATCTGGCGCTCAACTCGTGGTTGTCGAAGCAGCAGCAGACGCCGTTCCTGGTCGGGAGCCTCGTGGACCATCATCTGTGGTCGCAGGTCACGTCGGTGCCGACTCCGGTGGTTGCACCAATGGCGAGTGTCGATGGTGTGGCTACGACAGCGAATCCGGAACTAGTGTGTGGGTGAGGGAGTCATCATGATGGTCTGTCTAGAGACATTGGAGATAGGCGTCTCGATGCTGGCTGAACTCGTCGGGTTCGATGCCGGGCGATTTGTCGGGCTCCGGTGTGATAAACCACGCGGCATTGTGACGATCCTGCTCGAGCCCGTGTTGCCGTTGTCGCACACGACGACTACGGACCGTCCACAAGGGGTGTTGGTCGATGTCAGGGTGACTGATGCCAAGCCTCAGCAGGAGGTTGTGTGAACGAGTATCCCTGGCAACCGCCGGACCGACGGTGGACGACCAAGGATGAAATTGGGTTTGCGCTCGGCACGCATCCGATGCAGTTTACAGCGGTGCATGAGGCAGAACGGCCCGCGCGGGTCTGGCGGTATCTGGAGACGATGAAGCACCGCGCACGCTGGGGTGAGGTCGACCCGTTGGCGGTGCGCGATGCGTGTGATGGGTTTCTTGCGACGGCCTCGATGCATCACATGTTGACACGATGGAGCGATACACATGGCACAGACAAGCGGCGTGATACCGCAATTGAACGACCCGCCACCGACAAAGAAGAAGGGTAAGAAGTAGTGGGTGTATGGTGGGCGGGTGTAACGTTTGCCGTAGCCTGTATCTGTCTAGTGGTATATGTCGTGGCGAGCCGGTGAATTAGAAGATGCGCGCGCACGGCGGCGGCGTTCGGCAGGCTACTACCGGGCCTATACACGCGAGTTACACGCCCGAGGCATCTGCGTGACCTGTCTGGGCGTGTCTGGCATACTGAACGGGCGCACAGCATGGCGATGCTGGGCGTGTCGGGTGCGAGCCTCGAAGCTCAATCTGCAACGGCGGACACAACGCGCAGGGGGTGAGAAGGACGTGACATCACGTGGCCAAAAAGGCATCGACCGTCTACGACATCCCTGAGTCGTCCATTGCGGAGCCGTGGAACGACTACGGCGGCATCGCGCGATGGATTGCCGAGGAAATCGACCGTGCGCGAGAGGCGCGCGGCAACCGTGAGCAGGAAGTGCGCTATGCCTGGGCGCTCTATGAGCAGCAACGGACACGGGCGCGCATGCCATGGCCTGGAGCGGCCGACCTCACCTCGCCGATGTCAGCGGAATATGTCGATAGCTTGCACGCGCGGCTGATGACGACCATCTTCACGGAGCCGGTGTGGTCGGTCGAGGGCTGGGGTGCGAGCGCGGCGAAAGCCCCGTTTGTCGAAGAGTTCCACCAGCGAGCCCAGGAAGACGAGCGCTTGCAGGGTTACGCCGATGCGTGGTTCCTGCGTGCCTTGGTCGAGGGCGTCGGGACGCTCGAGGTGAGCGAATCGGTGCAGATGCGTCGAGAGCGTCGCACGATGCGCGCAAAGGTGCAGGTGGACCCGGTGACCGGGTCACCCGTGATGGGCGAGGATGTCAAGCCGCTCCTGATGCGGGACGAGACGCAGCAGTTTATGGAAAGCGGTGACCCCAACGAGCCCAGTGCAGAGGTTGAGGTCGATGAGTTAGTGCCAGACCGTCTTGGGCCAGCCTATGATGTGATTCCCTACTCCGAGTTCTTGACGATGCCGGCGCATGCGCGGGATACCTCGAAAGTCTGGGGACGCGCCAAACGGTTCTGGCGTCGTGTGCCGGAGTTGCAGGCACGGGCCAAGATGGGTATCTATGATGCGAAGGCCGTCGAGGCACTCGGCACGGACAACGAGCGGCATACGGACAGTTACGAGGCACCGCAGCACCGCTCGATTGCGACCCAGGATGGCCCGACGGCTCAGAAGGAACTCTGGGACGTGCAGGTATATGCGGACTTTGACGGCCGCGGGGAGCGCTGGTGGCGTGCCACGGTGCATAAGGACACCAATCAGTTGTTACGCCTGCGCATCGACGACCGCACGACCCGGTTTATCCAATACTTCCCATTTCCTAGGCCGCATTCTGTCGATCATGGCTACTCCCTGGTCATTGATAAGCTCATCACGGTTGTGGAGGAAGATACCGCGGTGCGCAACATGCGTGCAGACCGCGGGGCGATGAAAGCGTCACAGCCCGTGAAACGGCTGGCAGGGGCACTCTGGGACCCACTGGAACAGGCCATGGGGCCGCAGTCGGTCATTGACGTGCGCGACATGAACGAGGTGCAGGAGATGCGCCTTGATGACATCCCGCAATCGCTGATTCAGTGGAAAGCTGACGTGCGCGCGGATGCCGAGCGCCTGATTGGGCAAAACGAGATTGCACAGGGCCAACAGACCGAGGAACGGCGGACGTTGGGTGAGGTGCAACTGCAGGCGGGCTATGCCGAAGTGCGCATGAAGGTCATTACCGGGCGTGCGCAGGAAGCACTCGAGGAGCTCGCCCAGGCCCGGCATGCCATCTGGCGGCGTGTGTTGCAGACACGGAATGCCAATGCACCGATGCTGCGGTCCTTGACCGTTGGGTCTGCCGCGGATGGGGTGGATGTGGCTGGCATTGCCACGGATGGCACGATCACGGCGGACCTATTGGACGGCATCTTCTGGTTCAAGCCGCGTGGGAGCGTCGAGACGGCCGACCTGAACCGCCAGCGTGCAGATTTCAACGGGTTCCTGTCGGTGCTACCGGCATTGGCGCAAATGAACCCCATGATTGCGCAGATTTTCCAGACGGTGCCAGCTGCAAAGGCGCTTGTAAAGACGGCGCTCAAGGTCAATCGGGTGCAGGACGTGCAGTCGTTCATTGGCCCAGAGGCGCATGGCGTGTTCGAGCAGATGCAGATTGCGCAGGACCCGAAAATGCAGATGCTCAAGATGCTCATGGAGGCTGGTGGAGGCGCCCCTGGTGGCATGCCAGGGCAGCCGCAGGGGCCAGCCGGCCCGAATGGTGGTGCGGCGTCTGGCGGGGCGCCTGGGCCTGCTCCTGAGGGCGCTGGCGAGCTGCCGCCTGGGGTGATGTGATGTCCAGCCAGGTCCTTGAGCGGCTCGACCGCATCATTGCGCTCCTGGAATACATCGTGGACCAAGATGCCGGACAGTCGATTGACGTGGTGCCTGAGAATGCTCCTGGGACTGAAACCGAGGTGCACTACGACCTGCCCGAGTTGCGGGCGACCATCACGCGGTATCGAAAGGAGTCATGAGGCCATGTTGCAGGATATCTATGCACGATTCTACGTGGCCCAGACAGAACGTGCGTTGCGAGCTCTAAAAGTGCGAATCGCCGTGCTCGCGTTCGCGTGCGGTATCGGGGTGTGGTTCATCGTGTGGGGGTTGTAGGGTATGCGGGACCTGTCGGCTACGCTCACAGATGAAGAGCTGCGCGATTTGGGAGACTTGCTCGCCTCTCCAGGGTGGGCGCTCCTGGTGACGATGGTAGACCGTGAGTGGGGCGCGGCCGGGTTTGGTGAGAAGATTGCGCGCACCATCGGACAGCCGAATATGGACCCGCAGGTGGCGGTGCAACAGCTGCAGCAAGCGACGGTGGCGCAGCGCGCGGTCCAGGCCATTATGGAATGGCCGCGGAAACAGGTCCAGGACGCCAAACTGCGTGCACAGAAAGCAGTGGTCGATGTGGCGGCGTTCAATCGAGGGGGTGTGTGAGTGCTCAAGCCGTTGAACCATAACGTGTTGATTCGTCCTGACGCACAGCCAGAGGCGTCCCAGGGCGGTATCCTGCTCCCGCAGGAATTGCAATGGGTTGCGAGCAGCGGCACGGTGCTGGCGATTGGGCCAAAGCGGTCTCGATTGCGGTGGCTGGCTCGGGAGAAGGCCTTCCAGGATGCCGTGACGGCTCTGCGCCGTGCAGGTGCGGAGCGGGCAGCTGAGGTCGTGCTGACACTCACAAATACGCCAGACATGGACGAAGAGCTGACGGTCGGTGACCGCGTGGCATTCAGTTACGAGGATGGGGTACGGCTCGTCGAGGACGGGCAGGAATATCTCATCCTGTCCCAAGACGATGTCGTGGTCCTCGTGGAAGACGCAGAAGAGGTACAGCATGTCTGACGACCCGAACGTGCAAGACCCGGCGACCGAGCCTGCGACAGACACGGCCGTGACGCCTTCAAAGGAAGAGGCTGCTTCCGACCAGGGCGTGCAGGCGACGGCCGACACGGACACAGAGGACGAGCCCGAGGTCTTTGAAATCCCGACTGGTGAGCGTTTGGTCTCGCTGTCTGCCTTGACGGCTGCTCGAGCTAAGGCGAAGGACCTCCGGGAACGTCTGGGGGCTCTGGAGGCAACAGCAGGTAAGAGCCAGGAGAAGGATGCTGAGATTGCGCAGTTGCAGCAACAATTACAGCAGATTTTGCCGATGGCGCAGGCGTACCAGACGGCGCTCCAGGCACAGCAGCACACGCCAGCGCAACCATCCGGGCCACCGACCGCGCAGAACACGACACCAGAAGAGTTGGCCAAACTGCAGCGTGTCGCGCAGCAATTGGACTTCTACAAGGGTGACGCGCTCGATCTGGAGCGTGCGCAGGCGCATCTGGCACTCTTGCGGGAGGAGGCCCAAGCGATTGCGGACGCGCGTGTGCAACCGTTCCAGGCACAGTCGCTGCATGCGCAAGCGGATCTGATGTTCCAGCGTGCGAGCATTACGCGGAGCCCGGATGGGTATCTGCCGGACCCGCAGATTCTGCGGCAGGTCTGGAGCACGCTCGATCCGCAGATTACGTCGACGCCGAATGGGGCTGCCCATGCGTGGACGCAGGCCCTAGGGATGACGATTGCGGCAGGTCGCGGGAAACCGGCAGCACAGCCCGTGCCGGCGCCGATTCTCTCAGAGCCGGCCGGCGGGCGTGATGTGCCCGTCTCGGCGTCGACGCTGACCGAGAATGACCGGCGTGTCATGCGCGATTTGGGGATGAGCGAGAAGGACTATCTCGCCGAAGTGGCAACGATGCCCAAAGGCTGGGGAAAGCACCAATAACACGGAGGATTACATGGCCAAGAGGAGTCACATTGTTGTCGCACCACGGCGAAATGAGGCGCTCGAGAAGCGCTTGTCTGGGAACCCGCACACGACGGGGCTACGGCACATTCCCCTGCGCGAGCCGGGTAAGTGGCAGCTCTACATCGCGAACGACTACAACCAAGATGACGACCTGTATCGCATGGTGCATGAGTTCGGATGGCTGCCGCTCGAGGCTGATGACCTAGCCGTGGACCCGAAGGAAATCGGGTATCGACGGTCCGAGGATGGGCGCATTGTGCGTGGACCACAGGGCCGTGAAATGGTCTTCAAGATGGCCAAGCGCGACTACGACCTCCTGCAGGCGCGGAAGACGGAGGCGAATATGGCGCAGATTGGCAAGCCGGCGAAGACAAAGCAGGCGGTTGCGGAGTCGCTGGCCTCTGCATTCGGTCCAGAAGCTGGCGATACGGCGGCCAAGCACTTCCACGGGCATGTCACCGACACGCAGGAGGTGATTCCCTAATGCCGGTCACGCTTGTTAACGTTGATGACGTTTTCACATACCATGCGCCAAGTGCAGAGCAAGTCGTCGCCTATGGTGCCGTGCAGGAACATGCAAAAGCATTAGCGCACGTCATTTTGAAGCAGGTTCCAGCCTGTGGAGACCAGCAAGCGGCGCTGCGATTGCTCCGAGAGAGCGTGATGACCGCCAACGCAGCGATCGCACTTGGAGGTGAAGTGTGATTAAGAAAACGGCTTCAGGCTATCAGGTCAAGAGCGAGGGCGGGAAGAATCTGTCGAAGCCGAACCTCTCGAAGCCGGCAGCCGTCAAGCGCTTGCAGCAGGTTGAATACTTCAAGCACAAGGGCCAGAAGTGAAGGATTGACACCGTGTGGCGGGTCTGTTACCGTAATCCCAGATGGGACCGGCTCGCGACTGTGGCTGGTCCGATCCCGTCTGCACAGTCGCCCCCGCAAGATGGCTGACCGGGGCTCACGAGTCGGCGATCCGCTAGGGCGTGGCGCGTCAGGGTCTCGGGCGCACGAGTTCTAAGCCCCTAGTAATTCCTCCGAACCCACAACTTGTGTTGTTCTGCGCGCACCTAGTGCGTGTGGTCAAGGATGTGGTTTCATGGCCGACATCTCTCACTCGTCCAATACGGGCATTTTCGCGTTTCGCACGCGGACAGGCTCTCCGCGCATCATCACACCCGATGCCTCGACGGCAGCTAGCACGGCACTGATTCAGGCCGGGCAGGTCGTGCAGTTCGACGTGACTGGGTCAGCGACCCATCGTATCGTGCGGGCGTCGACGGCTGCTGGACATCCCAACCTGAGCACCAACTATGCCGGTATTGCTGCGGCGTCGGATGTCTCCGATGGCAGCACGACCGGACTGGGCGAAGGCAAACGGCTCATCTCGGTCTGGGCGGCTGACGGAGATGTCGAGTTCGTCTTTCCGACCAAGATTGCGGGTATCGCCTCGACGCTCGTGGGCACGGCGCTCGCGCTGGGCTACGACTCTACGCTGGCGTTCCATTACTTGGCGGCGAACTCGACAGCAGGCGACCGGCGGGTCTGGGTCACGGGGCTCTACGATGCGCCGGGAGACACGAACGGGCGTGTCTACGGCAAGTTCGCGTCCACGGCAATTTCGCCGATTGTGGTCACGCGGTAACGCGGGAGGACTCTGATGGCACAGACACGAGGGAGTCTCTCCCAACTTCACGACAACACAGACCGACAGGTCTTCGTTATGCTCGGACGGGAGCTCAAGAAGCTGCCGCCGGGCTGGCGCGAATACTTCAAGATCGAGCAGTCGAGTCGGCAGACCGAAATCGCGATGAATATCGTGGGTTTCGGCGACACGCCGGAAAAGCCTGAAGGCGAACCCTACGTGACCAACCTGCTCCGACCGGGTCACCAGAAGACGGTGACACACACGGAGTTCGGGATGGGCTTCGAGGTGACGAAGACGGCGCTCGAGGACGACCGCTACGATCAGCTGCAGAAGTATTCGATGTGGCTGACTCATTCGGCGAACTACGTGATGGCTAAGCGGGCCGCCAACGTCCTGAACAACGGGTTCACGACCGAGACGACCGCGGACGGCATTGCGTTGTTCAACACGGCGCATTCGTTGGCTGGCGGCGGCACGTTCGCGAACCGCGCGGCGACGGACGAGGCGCTGTCCTGGACGGCCGTGAAGAACGCGGTCATCGTCATGGACAC